CATATTTTCAATTTGTTTTTCCATTATGTGATTCTCCATATATAACTTATCCCATATATAATAAAGTGTAACAAAAATTAGTCAATAATTTTTTTAATGCGATCAACAACAATACTATCATGTCCGCCTATATGCCACTCGGTTATATCCTCAACTTCTTTTCCATACCGCCCCAGATAGTTATGACCATCTTTCCAATTAGAAATGGTGGCAATTTTACCATCATCAAACTTTAAAACCCATTCGGCATCAATCTTATAACCATCTGATTCCATAGGTTCTCCAAAAAATCTTTCTAGTCTATCGTAGGTAGTTTCTAAAAAACCTTGTGCATGAGAACCATTAAGTTCATCACATATGTTAGCAACATTATCATGTCTATCCATAGCACTTATTGATTTATATTTCATATCTTTCTCCATATATAATTTATCCCATATATAATAAAGAAAAAAGGGGACTAGTCAAGCCCCCTTATAATTTATCTTCTCCGTCTTGTTTTATTGGTTTTTTTCATAAGTTCATCGTATTTATCGCCATACAATAACTTACCAATCCAAGTTAATATAAACAATCAATCACCCCCTTTCGCATTAAAATAACTTTTTAAATTCATTTTATGTTTTAATTCTTCTTCGGGGTGAAGATCCCAATATTCTTGTTCAGCTTCTTTATCTCTATCTCTTATCTCCTCGGCATATTGAATGAAAGTTGCGTCCCAATTAGGCTCTTCATACTCAGCATTTTCCCAATCCAAGTCATTAAATTTATCTAAAGGGATGTCATCTGCCATGCTCTCTGCTTTTTCTCTATCTTCAGCCTCAATAATGGATTCAGCTTTGTAAAGTACATCTTTGTAGTATGTGATTTTAAACTTAGGCATCAATCACCTCCCTCTTTCAATATTTCAACATTTTCTACGTAGCTTTCACAATAATTCCCAACAAGCGCATTAGCCTCTTTAATAGCAAGTTTTTTAGCTCCTTTCTTACTATTAGCTTTTACAACAATTTCTCGTTTTGTTGTACACACTACAGTTATTTCATACGTTTTCATTACTCCTCCTCACTACTCCATTGGCCTATCAACATATTTTTTATAGTCGTCTTTAATCTCTGTAGCCCATCTGCTTAACTGTTTGCAGATATTTTCAAAATTACTTTCTTTAGTACCATCACTGTGTTCGTTTAGTTCTGCCTCTTCATCTACCCAATCTTTAATAGTTTTATAGATAAGTTTTTGTAATTCTTCCTCAGACATCACTTAACCTCCTCATTATTTTCTCTCAATATAAAGGGTTGTAACCATTTTGTTTCTTGGTCCTCGTTGTGGGTCAAATTTAACTTATGATAAAGTTTCCATTTTAGTAGATCTAAGTCTCTAAGATCAGACAATTCTAAATCAAATATTTCACTTGCTTTATCTAAAGATCTACTAAGTAAATTAACATAGTGTAATATTTCAATTCGATCTTCTTTTGATAATTTAATATCGCCAGATAAATTAGTTTTGGTTTTCATCACTTAACCTCCATGTAATTGTGATTCGTTTATGATATAGGATTATATGGGACAGATCAAGTCCCAAACTTTTTCCCACTCAAAAGGTGCTTTCCAAACTTCTTTTGGTTCGGTCTTCAAACCGTTCATTTTAAGGTTAATAGCTTGGGTCGCTTTATATAAATATAACTCAGGCGTAGTAGTTGAATTGTTTTGTTTCTTTATTAATATCCAAGCACTACCTTGCTTATGCCTAGTCAACCAAGCTACTTGATGAGGACTAAGATTGACTGCATTAGCCTTGACAAACTTTAACTCTACAAAATGAAATAATCCTAGTTCATCACAAATAAGAAGATCAGGTATTCCTTGTCCTGCCCAATTCTCAATCCTTGTTAGAATTAGGTTTCTCTTGGACCTCTTGCTCGCTGATTTCAGTTGCTGATATAGTCCTGCTTCCTTCTTGCTCGTCTGGGGTAATATCAATGGTTTGTTCACCGTAAGACCTTTTTATTTCTTCGATTGCTTTTACAACTTCATCTTTGCTCATACTATCTATTGATCCGTGCCTTATCTCAGACTTGTTCACATAAATATCTCCTTGAGCCATACCTCTACGATATTCAGCTTGAACGGCGGCTGAGTAGGCTCCATTTTCTAAGGCTAAATCTCTAATCTGTTGTAAATCTCTAATATGTCTAGCGTAAGTTACTCCAAACTTTTCATCTAAAAGATCTCTTTCTCTTTTAATAGCGGCTACTACATGAGGACTTAAATGTGGATTAGTAAGCTCATAAGCTCTAATATGTGCAGAAGATTTAGAATACCCCGCCCGCATAGCAGCTTCCAACAAAGTTATCTGGCCGTCGTTAGACACAAGCTCTTTTACAAAAAGTTCTTGTCGTCTAGTTAACTTCTGATCTTTGTGTACTCTAACCCTACCTCTCTTTTCGTTTGGATTAGGTGGAGGCTTCTCTTTTACCCAAGATGGTTTAGGATTATTATTCAAAGTAAGTGATCTGGGGATCTTTTTATAATCAAGCTTTGAACTCTTATTTAAGTTTGCCATACTCTGCTCCAACTATAAGTCTTTTCTTATATGTACAATACTTTACTTATATATTCCAGAAAAATATTTTTTTTAAAAAAGTTGAAAATATTTACATTAAGCCAAATCAAGGGTTACATTTTTGAAATCAGAGGTGTAACCCTTTATGCAACCCTATTTCGTCCTTATATATAAGGAATTTTGTACCAAGGTTACGTCGGTTACGTCGGTTACGCCTATTTTTCACTAAAAATTTTTTTTTCTATTTTCTCAGCTATATAAGTAACCGTAACCGACAAACATAAAAAAAACCCCGTGAACCGTGATCCACGAGGTTTTGTCTTTTATTTATTATCTTTGACACCTATACATTTTTTTAAGGTTGAAATGTATTTTACAAACTCTTGTTTGTTTTTAAATACGGGTGTTCCATTTGTTGAATGATTAATTGAATCTAAGCCACAAGATGCTAAGTATTCAAGATCTTCAAGATAATTTTTTAAAAAGTCATATGCTTTCATTTGTTTCTCCATGTTTGTTATACTCTCCACCTTGCCCATAAAAAACGCCTATTTGGGTCAACGTCATCTAATTTTTTGTTAATGTTACGACAATGTGTTAAAAGTGATTTATAATCATTATATCCTGCTTTTACATCAGAAATCCAACCACATACCATTGCATTACCATCTATAGATTCGTTCCAAAGTTCTAAATCCCAATTATTGTTTAAATTTAAAGTTACGGTACAAGAACCATTTTTGTGTTCATTGTAACAAGCATCTTGAACTTTTGAAAACAAATTAGTAACGGCTTCTCTTGGGTCATCTTCATATTGAAACCAACATTCGAAAACATCTTCAAGACAATCCGACAACTGTATTCTGTCATGATGCAAAAACCACTCAGTTTTAGTTAACTTAAAAGTAATCAAATCTTTTTCTAACATATCAAACTCCATGTTTAAGTTAAGGGGCAGGCAGTGCCTGCCCCGTTTGGTTGTTACCCACGAGCAAACATCTCGTAGGTAAAAGGTCCACCAAATAAACCTTTTTTCATCATTTTGATATGATGACGGGAATATTTGTGGTGGTTGTTATCCCAAATTTCTTTGCGAAATTTGAGAGCTTCTGCACGACGAATGTCGCGATCAGAATTTTGAGGGTCAGAGTTATTAGCGAGTGCTTCGCTAATACGCTCGTTAAGCTCTTGATTCATAAAAAAATCAAGATCACCCTCCCAAATTGGATAAGCCATAAAGACCTCCTTTGTTTGGGGTTGATACTTAGCACCATTACTAAGTCTTAGGTTGGTGCTAACCGATAATCGGGTTTCCCCTACGGAACCAAAAAGATTGACGATGTCAAAGAGCAGGTGATCCATGACGAATCACTATATATATTATATAAGATTTATCCCATACTGTCAAGTGTGATAAAAATGTCACAAAACCAGGTTGTTATTTACGAATAGAAATTAAGGAACAATCTTCTTTTTCTAAATTATACTTACTATGATCAAAGCACCAGTCCATGAACAACAGTTCAGGATCTTTGTTTTCTAAAAATTCATATACGAAAGAAAAATAATAATCTTTTTTTGTAATGTTAAGTTCTTCGTTATCCTCGTTATCTTCCAGAAACTTATCAAAAGATTCATAATTTTCGTCTACAAAATCTTTAATTTCATCCATGTCTATTGGGATCTCAAGGTCATACAACTTAACATCCGTCTTTTCTATTTGTATCTTGTAAATCATAATGTTCTCCATGTTAGTTAGAATCATTAAGATATCAGATATATTCTATACTTCAACTGTTTTTATTTTAAATGTCACTTATGTATAGCTATCCATACAATCCCGACTAGGATGAAAAGTATAGCAATGACGACGCTG